CAAATTGCCTGTTACCTGCGATTTTAAATTTTCTTCCGAAGTATGGAACCTCTACAAAACCAATAGCCGAAGCTGGTAATTGAGAAGCTTTTATCATGAATGGAGATTTCAGGTCTCCTGCACCGTTAGCTGGATTGTTAATTCTGACTTGGAATAGAGCACTTCTAGCACCACCAAGTACTAACTGGGATCTAATTTCATTAATATTAAATGCCATCTCTTACTCCTTAAAATTTACCAACTACTTCACTAAACTCTACTCCTGACCTTACGGCTACAAAGTTAAGCTGAATGAAGTTAATAGATCTTGCAGGTTTCACGTAAATGTCTCCAACAAATTCGTTTCTATCTATGACTTCGCCTGTATTGTTTGAACTATCGCAAACAACTCTAAAGTCAAAGATACCTCTTCTTCCTTGTACATCTCTTAAGAAAGGCTCTACTAAGTTAACAAACTGAGCTCTTGTAAACTCATCGTTATATTCGAACAATGAGAACTTAGCTGCTGTGCTAATTGCCTTTTCTAGTACTATGAATAAACGTCTTACGTTAATTCTATCGAATGCACTAGGCTTGTTTAATAGTGTTTTGTCACCAAATAATATTGTTCCTTGGCCTGGGAATGAAACAACTGGGTTAATTCCGTTCTTATAGAGAAGATCTCTAAAAGCAAGCTGAGGATTAAATGCTAATTTAACAACATTTTTAATTTGACCTCTGTTGAAACCACCTGGTGAGAACCAAGCATCTCTTTCTACGTCTGTTCTAGCACTTAGACCGGCCATATCACCGTTAAGAGGTACGTATCTATATACGTCACTATACTTATCGTATTGATATTTATAACCACTGTCTAGTATACCGTAAGAAGAACTACGTGCAGAGTTTCTAAAGGCGACAATGTTGTCCGCTGCTGTTGAAGCGTTTGTGACTCCTACAACGTCTGCTCTATCAGGTGAACCGAATACAACACAATCTTTTCTTACTTCACAGATATTATCTATGATATAGTTAAGAAGTGCTTCTCCGTTACTTCCACCTACTGCTTTTCCTACCATCATTAAAGATACATCTACATCGGAAGAGTCTTTGAATAGATCGTAACCTTTTGAAAGATCTCCTAATGAGATAGCTCCTTCATTGTTACCATCAGCTCCACCATTGAATAAATATCTTCTTGGTAATGCAGTTGATAAAGCTGTCATATTCGCAGCTGTATTTGAATATGATGCCCCACCTGGATGAGCAATACTATATGCCCATGAAGAGCCGTCATCTATTTTAGTTTTAAAGAAAATAGTTTCTCCAGACTCATTCTTAGCGTCTGTGGCTCTAGAAACAGCTGGGTATGTTTCTAAAATTGTATTCTTAGTTCCAGTAATATCTCCGTCTTCGTCAATGACTACTATATGTAATTCATCTCCTGCGCCACCTTTTTCTTCAACAAATGAAGATGTTCCAGGGGCGTTATCGAAGCTATTGAAATATTTCCAGAATCTCTGTATAAGTTTGTTATCGAAATCGCTACCTAATGTGAACCTCGAATCAAATGTAACTGTTCTTGATAATGTTGCTACACCGCCATCTACGGCAAATGTATCTGAGCTGTTGGCTGCGAAAGATTTAATTGAGATCTTTTGTTCTCCAATTGAACTATTACCTACTTGTATTAAATCTCCTACATTCAAGTCTGCTACTACTGCATCAGCTAAAACTGTAAGCGCTGTATTTGTTATACCTGCGCCTGAACCAACAATCTTTAACGTAGCATTAGCATTTCCTACTGTAAAGAATAGTCCAGTACCTGTAGCATTGATGCTAGCATGAGCTGAAGACCCGCCTCCATGAGACACGTCAACGTTACTGCTCCAAGCATCAGTTGAATCACATACCTCAACTCTTAAACCATTACCTCGGACGCCTGGGTATTTTGCTGCCCATATGTGGTCAGCATGAACCTGACTGACACCAGCTTCAAATTCGGTGTCATTCTTTATAAGCATCCCTGTAGTGTTACCACCTGATAGGGCTCCAGTAGCATTTAATGCAGCACTCGATACTGTTCTGACAACAAATAATTTATTGCCATAGTTTAAAAAGTTTGATGCAGTGAAAAATGTTTCAAAGTTATCGCTGGTAGGCTCGCCAAAACGAGAGACTAGAGATGTTTCACTATCTACTAATACTCTTTCCTCGGCTGGGCCCCAGTTAAATACGCCTGCGATCGCTCCCTCTGTAGTAGAGACAGCAGGTACGACCGTAGTTAGGTCGACTTCGCTTACATTTACACCAGGACTGACTTGAAATGCCATGTTATGCTCCTCTATATAAAATCATAATAGTTTGATTATATTTATACGTTCTTATAATTAGAAAACATATGTTTTACCAACTTGCTTCTTCTGCGTACCCATCTGGAACATTATAGTCTGCTTCCATTGATGTAACACCAAAAGGAAGTAGGTCTTGCTCTATATGTGCACTTTGTTGATTAACTAGATGTTTCCTTATATCAGAATTACTTAATTCCTTATAATGTTCTTGATTACTCAACCAACCAAACAGAACTAAGCACATGACTAAATCGTCATGATTACCACCTTCTGCTTCGTAAGACTCAGCTTTTTGAACAAAGTGAGTTAGCTCATCAAGAATTTTAAAGTCATTTATAAACAGCTGATCGTTTTCGATCAGTGTCTTTAAATTTAGGCATCCTACCCTTTTGACTTGCTTAGTAGTTCTTACTCCAAAGTATTGAGAACCTGAACCAAATCCAGATGAAAGTACTTGACCAGCTCTACCTTTTCCAGCTGACATTAGTACATTATCTAACTCTAATTCATTATGTAAAGTTTCAACAACAGTCATACCTATATCATTAGATTCAACTAACATATAAGCATTATTATATTCTTTATGAAATTGTGCTATAACTGTAGGAAAATTATATGGAGATATTTTATTATCTTGATATACAGCTACAACTTGATTAGGTAGTTCAGTAGTATCCACTACTACTATTGTTGAATAATCGTTATTAACTCCTCTTGCAGTATCTACCATTGCAAAATAAGTATGTCCTTCTTCAGGCTTTTTATATATTCTAGTATGCTCATTTGAGAACTGAGCCTGCTTATATACTAATCTTTTTAGTACAGAAGGTGAAATAAGAGTATTAGATGATCCTATAAACTCACATTCAAATTCTACTCTAAATTGATCAGCAGAAGTATTTTTAATAGTTTGTTCTTTCCAGGCTTCATCTCTTCCTGGGACATCTGACCAATGAACATCTATTCTTTTATAATCATTTAATCCTTCTTCACTATCATTCCATAGTTTATAGAATAAATTTAAACCATTAGGTGTAGATGTTACTAGAACTTTAGATGTATTACCAGATGAAATCGTAGGATATACTGAAGCGAAAAACTCTTCTTGTATATGCGTAGGTACGAAAGCAAACTCATCTAAGTAAATTAAGTTAAAAGATCCACCTCTTATAGCAGATGCAGAAGTAGAAGCAGCTAATATTTTAGAACCATTTTCTAATTCTAAGTTACCTTTATTCCATTCTACTACTCCTAGTTGTAACCATCTAGGTAAATGTTCATATGCTAATTGTATTCTTCCTAATATATCTCTTGATTGAGCAGATTTGTGAGCTAATATAGCAACATTAAATGTCTCATTAAACATTATATACCAAAGGAGAACAGCTGCTATAGTAGTTGTCTTACCTGTTTGTCGAGGCATTTTACATATAACAAAACGCTCATCTTTAACTAACTCTATTATATCTTTTTGAAAGTCATAAGGTTTAAAAGGAATTAAACCTTCATCTATATTTACTATTTGAATATATTTTGTAATAAAATAATATGGATCTTGAGAGCATTTTACAAACTCTTTTATCTGATCCTCAGTAAAATCCTGAGCAACATTTGATCGCTTTAGGTTTGGATTACCTAGATAATTTTCTCTAACTTGACTCATCTAATTGTTTTTTAACCAGCTTTTGCAGATCTCCTGTACTACCAACAAATAAAGTATTGTTTACAGTACTTGGTCCTTTTGGACCTCCTGCATTATTCTCTATTACTTGTTTCTTTTTACTTATATCCATTAATGCTATATTAGCATCAGATAAAGTTCTTACTAGAGTAGCTACTACTTCAAATGCTCTTGGGTGTTGACTTTGCTGCGCAACTTGTAATAGTTCAGTTAATGCATGCGAGCCATTCTCTATAACTGCATATAGATTGCCACGAGCATATTCAAAGTCATTATCTAACTTTGAATCTTTAACTATCGTTTCTGCTTTTTGGATATCTTGTTTGAGTGGCTCAAGTTCAAGAAAATCCCCTATCTTATCATCCATTAAAAGTATTCGCCATTACGTGACCATAATTATCATTTGCGCTAACGCTATCAGTATTTATGGCTACTGAAGCATTAGAGGTCGGGTTACCATTAGCATCTAAGCCTGGTGTTATAACAATCTTCGATACCGGAGTATCATTCTTAAGATCAAATACACCTTCAGCTGATGGGTCAACATGAAATTGTGTATTAGCTTTCTTAATAACTCCTTTTCTATCTTTAATAGGACCAAATACATATCCTTTTACCAAAAATTGTAGAGTATGTATTAGTTGTCTTCTTTGAGTAAAATCAGCTTCGTACTGGTCCATAGAAGTTAATCCTTCAAATACAACTGGTACATCAAACTTTAGATCAGGCATATCGTCTAATAATTTTAATGTAGCTGTATATTCAGGAGTAAAGAAAGGTAATATTTGTTCTAGTATTTTTACACCATCTTCAGCATTTCTTACTGCTATATTTAATTCAAAACCTATATTGAAAGGTTGAGGTGTATAAACTGATAATAAATTAAAAGTAGTATCATCTTTAGCTTGATAAATTCTTCTATTCGGATTCATTCTCCTTTCAGGATCATAATTAAAAGATGTCATTTCAAATGACATTCTTGGTAATTGAATAGCT